TCGGTGAAGGCTCCGTTGCGGCGATTGCTGGCGCCATCTGAATTGCTTGGTTTAGTGTGTATGTGTCCATATTATTTTTTTATTAGGTGTTTGTGTTGTTGTTATTCTTCCTCTTAATAATATCCCCATTATTGGGAAAACTCAAGCCAATTGGGAAAATTATTTCTTTTTAGATGTAAATTTACCCTTTGCATCTCTCTTAGAGACGCGAGGCTTACGAAACTTCTTAGAAGAAAGGATAACCGAATTTACTTCATCTTCACTAAGCTTACGGTATTTTAGGAAGTCTATTCCTTCTGCAAGGTTCAAACCTTCTTTAGCTAAGAAGCTTAAACGCTTTAATAGATACTTGCCATGATATCCGTGTCCTTCTTCTGAAAGATGATTTATCTCTCTAAAGATATTAATAATGTCATTCTCTGAACCATTCCAATAGTCTGCTGAGATTAAAGAATCTTCATCTTCTGCTAGGTTAGCATTGATATCACACCAGCGACTAAAGTCTACTAGAGTTTTGCTACAAAGAATAACCTTTGAAAGAAGATTACTTGTATAAGATAAACTTCCAAACCAAATTGATGTTGCATTTGTGTATTTCATAAGACCTATAATAATAGGTCAATGTATACCAAAGTCAACTACTTTTGAAAATAAAAGGTAACACTAGCTCTTTGATCCGTCTTGCTATTAACTTCAAAAGAAATAGGTTTAAAGCCTTTTGAAATTAAATCTCTTTGAATCTTATCAATCTCTACATTGATATATGCTTCTCTTTGAGCAAAGCTAGGCTTTCTTGGTATTGGTATTATTATGGTTTGTTTTTGCATTAAATTTAATTCTTGATTTTCGTTAAAAGATTTACTATTCTTTCTATACAATCAGCAATCTCCGAAACTTTTTTCTTATGGAGGGGTACACTAGGTGTGGGTAATTCTACAGTTACATTACCAGCTATACTTTTATTTACATTAGCTTCAAAGCCGGTTTGAACCGGTGATATAGGATTACTTGTGTAAGAGTCCATTTAAGATACTTACTTGTCCTTATGCATAAAAGCAAATGGACATTTAGCAACTTCTCCTTGTTCAAAGTTTTTAGGAGTTCTAAAATTCTTTAAATATCTATCAAAGAATTCTGTATGAGCCTTGTCCCAAAGTCTTTTGAATTGTCCTCTATCATAAGAGAATTGAGACTTAAAGTGTTCTCTCTTAAAAGGTATCACTTGCATAATAGGAGTTCCTTTAGGAATCAAACCGCTGAAATCCTTTCTGAGAAAGAAAGGGAAATGGACTGGAGAAGGATACTTGTCTGTGTCAACCATAGAGGTTAAACATTTAAACGGTAGATCATCATAATGTAAAGGATGAGTAAACAAACAAGACCATCCCTTTGGGGTTTTGGTTATCCAATGATTAATCCATTTAAATACTGTAGAATAAAAACCATCTGGAGTAGGATATAAATTGTGTTGTTCCTTTCTAGTTCCAGATATTATTTCTAAATCTTCCCATGCCCATTGGAATTTTATCTTATCTTGTCCTTCATTATACACCCAAACATCACAGGGTAATAATATATGATACCCAGAAGTCATAGCATCTACTACTGGCATACATTTCTTAATAGTGCTATTAGGGTCGCTATAAGAGTCTATACCTTTTTTATCGTCTATATAAGAGGGAGTATTCTTAAACCAAACTGGGGTATTGCGAGAGCTGGGTTCTGGTTTAGGTGCTATTTCTAAAAATTCTTTGGTTTCAGCTATAAATTTAATTAAGACCTTTTTATTGAACATATATTTAATTTAACATAAATTAAGACCTTTTCAATAAATATTTTAAGATGGATCCTAATATTACCATTTATAATTCTTATCGTAAGTCGCTTAATACCATCTTAGGAAGTTTTCCAGTGTATAATAATATAGCTGCTGGATGTATAGCTAAAAAGAATGTAGCTGTAGAAACTGCTTTGGATTTATTAGCATTAGACGAGGTAGCCGATCAATTCTTTCTTATACAAGAATTTCCAGGAGATTCTCCTTTATATGATCCATTTACAGATATAGGATTATTAATTGATATTAACAGCAGGACAATTAGACCGGATGCGTATGAGGAGATTTACACTTACAATTTGCTCATATAGTGTAAATATATAAAATAAAATTATGCCCGGAGTAAGAATCACAGATCTACCATTAGATAATTCAAAAATTTCAAATGCAGATACTTTTATAAAAGTAAATGGAGACACCACCTACAAAGTAAATGGTGATACATTTGTAAAACAATTTTCAGGTATCACCGATGCTGCTAGTCTTGGTGATGGAATACCTATATTCAGTTCTTTATCCCCTGATAGAACAAAACTTATCTTTAATACTATATTAGAAGGGTTTGGAATAGACCTTATACAAGGCACTAACACTTTAACTATACAATTACAAGCTGGAGCATTCATAACTCGAAACATGATTGCTCCGGGTACTATTGACGCAAGTTTATGTGCTCCTGGTCTTATTTCAGCCGATATTATTCAACCGAATAGTATTGGTTATTCTGAATTAAAAAACGGAGATTCAACAGAAGCTGTTCAGGATAGAATAGCAGATGCTTGGGTTAATTTTAACGGAGCAAGAGTAACATCCGGAACTGGATATGCTCCAGAGGTGCGAACAGCTGGATTTACAGATGTTGCTGGTAATGCTGGTGATCAAACAATAGAAATAAATTGTCCTAATCACGGGATAGCTACTGGCAATACAGTTAATCTTTCTAATATACAATATTTTGCTGGTGCTGTTGTTACGGTACCTACTAATAAAATATTACAAAATAGAGTATACGTACAACAATATCAAACATTTAATAATAGTCAGGTTTTTGTAGCTGGTAATTACATAGCAACAAAAATAAATAATAATGTCTTTCGAGTCAAAGTTCCTAGAAAAGTTTACGGTACCTCATCGGGTAATGTGACAGTTAAAAAGGCTGTAGGTGCTCAAGCTAATGGTGTTTCTGGAGATCAAATTAGTTTAACAGCTGGGTCACCAAATGGTCAATGGCAAGCTAGTATTGGTACTATTAAATGGGCTGCAACAGATGTTGGTGTAACCTTTTACATCTCAGCACCAGGCATTTATAATCAAGAACCTATAAGAATAACTAGTATTGACACGGCAACTAATACCGCACAATTTACATTATTAAACGGTAATGCAGCAGATTCAAGAGTGTTAACAGGTAATGCTTATACATTTAATAGCTTTGGTATACGTTCTTGTTTTAACGTGGATGGTATATCAAAACTTGGCACCGGACAATGGAAGGTATCATTCAGACATGATAGATCAGATAATTTATATGCAGCTGTTGGTAATTGTAATGATCCTTCTACAACACCGGATACAGCCATTTTAAGTGTAAATTCTCAAGCAAATACAGATGTTACTATAACAGCTACTAGAGTATCACCACCAGCTAAGAATGCAGTGACTTCTGGTTATGTGGATTCAACAAATATTTCATTAGTTGTTTTCGGAATATAAAGGCGTTTATTATAAGTATTTTAACTTATGGCCATGACATCTAGTGTATCTTTAAATACACAAGCCCCTCTACCTTACAAAGACTGGATAGAGTATCAAGATGCATTAATACCAGAAAATGCTCAAGAAGCTTATTTAGAATATGTCCAAAGCTGGTATAAGAAACAACTTCAAGACAAAAAAATTGTAAAAGATAGTGTAAAGCAACAATTTATACAATTAGCTAAAGATCTTAGTTTCTTATTTGCAAATGCTGAAACCCAAGACCCTTTCTTAAGAAATATAGATTATAATAGTGACGAAAATTTAATTTATGCAATTCCTTTCTTTGCTAAGAAATTAAGACAGATAGCCACAGTTTTACAAAACAAAAGAGAAAACGTTAAGAGAGCAAAGTTAAAATATAATTTAGTAGGTTCCAATGAGGGTTTAGAAAAATTACTTTATGAATATGTTTTAAGAGGATTTACCAATACAAAAAATTCTATTACCCAAGTACCAGCTTCACCTTTAATAAATTACTTCCCAGATCTTTCTGCTGTAAAAGACAATTTCTTTATTGAATTAGAAGAATTACATGATACTCAATCATATTTTGATTCAGACCCTTCTGTTAATATAAATCAATATCTAGATATAAATTCTTTATCAAATACATTTCCTTTAGAAGGTTTAAATGAAGAAGAGATCAATACAATTATTTCTACAAAGCTTTTACCAAGAGTAGCTGATACACCTTTATCAAATATTTTTAAAGATTATGTTTTAAATACTCCATCATTATCAACAGTTTCTTTATCTTCCTTTGCTACTAATTTGGTTTATAATGAAATACATGCTTCGACCAAATACCTTGGAGAACCGGTTTATGGTTTAACTGCTGTAAGATTGGAAGATGTTAATATACCTGATGTTGTTTTAAATTTAAAATTTGAGCAAGGTAATAATTGGTTCTATTGGCCAAGCGGAAATAAAATATTAAATAATGATATTTTCAATAACAATTTAGATCCAGTATACATTAATAATTCTAATTTTGTTTCTTCAAGTGCCACTGGAGGAACCAATTATACCAATTCAGATTTAATTTTTACAGATAAAAACGGTATTGTCGAAGGAGCTTGGTTGCAAGGACCACACACAGAAAGACAAGACTTGAATATAGTTGTTAATATAAATGGAGCTTCTACTAGAGATTTTATATTTCCTTTCCCTGGTATTAAAATATCTTCTAAAGAATTAACATTCCAAGGATATGCTATAGATGATACTATTAACGAAGGTATAGATAAACTTGCTACACAATCAAAAGTTAAATTGTTAAGTGATTATTATTCTTTTTCTTTGCCTAATACTTCTAGTAATTCAATTTACATCAATCAAACAACTTTAATAGATTCGGGAGCATATGCTTCAGAATTTTCTCCAGAAGCAGATAATATAATAAAGAAAACAAAACAAGAAGCTTCTTTACCTATTTATAGTGAAATTAATAACGGTGTAATAGATCAATCATATTTATTTAAATTCCAAAGAACAGATTTACCAATCGCTTTAGGAGCTAATAATATTCACTGGCCTATACAAACCTTTGTTACCAGTTCTGATAATTTGCCTATTACAATTAAAGAAGATTGTTGTTTGCCAATTATCTTAGGAAATATTAATCCAAGTTATGCTATGGTCGGAGCTGTGGCTGGATTTAATTTTTCTGATTCAGATGTAATATATAAATTAAATAACCGAGGTGGAGATCCAATGGAAGCTGCTTGGCTAGGAGCAGGATCAATAACAAATTTAGATGCTCTAAAAGGTGCTATACAAATATATGATACACCGGCTACAAAATGTGCTACTTATATAGATGGACCAGTTCAGAATTCTTGTTCTTTTAAAGTAAACGGATCAGATAAAGTTTCTTTTGTTTGGATGGATCCAGATACTCCAGCCGACGAGGTATTTAAGTATGTAGAGCATTTACCTAATTGTCAATATGGTAAAAATTATCCACACAATTATTATAAAGATCAAGATTATCAAAATGTAAATCCTATCAATAGTTTAGATTCTTGGACTAAATGTACTTGTAAGTCTGTACAATATTCTCCAATAGGTCATGAGGGAAATAATTTAAGAGATTATAATGGAATGGCTGATTATCTTTTTGCTGATCCAGAGGGTTACGGAGTTGATTTTGCAACTAATACTTGGAAGGATACTAGAGGGTTGGACGTATATAATAGCCCTCAATTTAGTTATTACAAAATAACTGGAGGAGATAAACAAGTAGGATGGGGCAAAGGTTATTGGAGGACGGGTACAGGAGCTTCTTTCATATTAAAAACCGGTAAGCGTTATACCTATTACAGATCCTCATTAAGAACTGATAAATCTAGTGGTAATGTTGCACCTTATTTTGTTTCTAATTATGCTTATAAAAATGTAAATGGTTTGTATTCTAGTTCTGAAGTTTATGATTTAGTTATAATGATAGACGTTAGTAAGTCTCAATCATATAGTTTAAGTAAAGTTAAAAATATAGTTACAACAACTATAGATAAAATTTTAAATAACAATAAAAATCAAGTTCAAATATCTGTTATAGCTTTTGGTAGTGTAGCTTCTCGTTTGAGTTGGTTGACGAAAAATTTTAGTGCTTTAGAACTTTTTGTTGATCAATTACAAGTATCAAAAGATCCAGCAGTAAATCAAACAGATATATCAGACGCTTTATTATTAGCTCAAAATATTTTAGATACTAGAGTCGTTACTAATGATACTAAAATTAATAATAGTAATGCTTATTTAGCTAGTCTCTGTAACAACCTTGGTTATTACATTTATCAACAAACTCACAAATTAGGTACACCTCAAAACATTCCTCAAAACGGAAAAAAGAAAATATTAATATTCAGTGACGGAGAAGAAACACTTTACAGAAACAAGAGCCATTTTGCTTTACGCCCATTTGATGATGCAGCATCAATAGCATTGGATTTAAAAAATGATAAAATAGAAATATATGGAGTCAATATAGGAGAACGTTCTTATTTTGACGATACTGTAAAATCCATGTCATCCAACATGGCAGATTATTTTGATTTACAAAGATATCTAGTATCTGGAGATGGAGATGAAAATTCTTTTGCAGAATACATTTCTATGAAATTAGGTAATACAATTTCTGTTAGACCTACTTGGTACAAGGCTATAAGAGACGTTAATGGAAATTGGTCGGCTACTAATGAATTATCAGATATGATAATAACTCCAGGAGATTATTTAACATATGTACACCGATCAGCTGTTAATTATACAGCTGCAATTATTAATGCATCTTTTATAACTCCTAGTATTTCATTTACCGTAAATGTAAAATTAGATGGTTGGGATTATGACAATAGTTATTTCACAGCATCGGCTTTAGGTGATCCCTATGGAGGCAAACCTTTCTGGGGTAAAGTATATACGTCACCAGATTCTAATTATAATTTCTTTAAAGGGGTCAATGCTTTTGGTGGTCATGTAAGATTCTTTAATGACTATACTCCTTTACATCAACCAGAAATTTCATCTTTAATTTTTAATACAGGAGATAACATACAATATGTAAGAAACAATAAAGATTCGCTTGTTTGGTCAGAGCCCTTAAACTTTGGTGTTTCTTTATCTTCTTATAATTGGAAACAATTGACTTTCAAAGAAGATTATTCCAACTTACAGGATTTCTTAAGATCAGGTAAATTAGACGAGATTATAGAAGATACTAATTTACCAAGCTATCTAACATTAGAAAGTTATTCTTCTTTTAAACCAGCATATTACAATTATTATGCTAGAAACGGTTTTAACTACACTCAAGATCTTTATTATTTAAATAGATGTTTAAAGAGCTTTGTGACCTATCACACTGGAGTAGCTATACAACCAAATGAACCATATGCTCATTTAGATAATGTTCACTACCCAACTGTAGCAACAGTTTCTTTTCCTTCTCAAGCAGTTAGTGATAAGCAAGTCGGGGAATATCTATTGCCAGAAAAATTAGGAACTCCTTTTTATAGAGGAAAGGGTTATTCAATAAAATTAGATAATGAATCTTTAACATATATAGATTCAATAAGTGCTGAAAGAATGTTTTTAGATTTAGAAAAGTTTGGTCCTAGAAATAGAGGTCTAACTAAAAAGGATCAAATAAGTCCAACCAAGATTACAAATATAACTAATAAATGGATGATGGAACCTTATAGTTCTGCTTCTAAAGGTGGTGTTATTATTAATACTTTAGAAAATCAAAAGCTTACACCATATCAAACCAGTTATGAAGTATATGGTAAAAATCATTATGGGCTATCGAGACAAACGGATGTGTTTGAATTTTGGACACCAGCTATTCCAGGTACTTGGAATAATTCAAAAGAATATCCACTTACCTTCAGACAGGAATTACCAGCTGAACAATATGCTTTAAGAAAAGAAAAATTACTAACAAATAAAGGAAAATTAGATAATTGGAGAACAGATATATACGGAAATGATTATGGTATATATAAACCATTCTCTCCAGTAGACGTAGATGGTTTATATATGTGGTTCTCAGCTGATAGAGGAACTATTAATCAAATAGCTTCTAGCGGTCTTCTAGATGATATTCAAGCTGAACACGGATCTAATGTCTTAAAATGGATGGATCGTAGTGGTAAAAATAATAATCTTGTTGCTATAAGTGGAACACCTATTTTACAAATAGAAAATAATATCCATAGTATATACTTTAATTCTACCAGTAATTTTACTAATGCTTTTAATTTAAATTTTGCTACAGCTACTATGTTCATAATAGGTTCTTATGAAAATATAGAAAATGATTATGCTTATAAAAATTATCAAGTAATGGCATCTTTCGGTCAATATGTGAGTGCCTTAGATCAAAATTATGTTACAAAAGGTTCTTTAGCCTTCGGACAAAGATATGGGGATTTTGTTTTTGACTTTGGTAACAATCAAGGATGGCCTACAAAAGTTGCTACTACAGAGTATCTATCATCAGTAGAAGAATTGCCTTATAATATGTGGGCTGTCCAATCTCTATATTGGTCTAGTACAGGTAATAATAGTTTTACAGTTCCCTCAAGAGTTACTTCCATTACTGCTTTAGTAATCGGCGGAGGTGGAGCTGGTGGCGGTAGTAATACATCTGATGCTGGTGGTCAAGGAGGCGGTGGTGGTGGTATATCTTATACAGTAATAAATATTGCTCCAGGTTCTACAATTCCTCTTAAAGTAGGTAGTGGCGGTTTAGGACTGAGTGGAAGTGCTGGTAATCCTGGTGTAGCAAGTTATTTTGGTTCTTTAACAGCTTTTGGGGGGTCTGGTGGTGGTTTAGGTTCTGCTATCTTTAATGGAACTATGGTATTGGGTGGATCAGGTACTTTATCATATGGATCTTCTGGAGGTGCTTTTGGAACAATTGATTTTAATGCTTTAAACGGTGTAGATGGATATTACTTTTTATCAGAGAATACCTATTTTGGAGCTGGTGGTGGTGGTGGATCTCAATCTAATTCTTTGGGTGGCTTGGGTGGCTTGGGTGGTGGAGGAGATGGTTCTAATAAATCATATCTAAACGGGTTGAGTGGTGTAGGGTATGGTAGCGGTGGTGGTGGTGGTGGTCCGTTGTCTACAGTTAATACTTTTGGAGGAAATGGATCTAATGGTTATATTAAAATATTATGGCAACAACCTACTTCTGGTCTTACTCTAACTCCAGTGGCATCTACATATCCTACAACTTTATATGAAATTGAGTTGACAGACTATTATGGTTATGTGCCCGGATTCTATCCTCCAACTTCAAGCCGTTATATGTTTGAAGCAGTCTTCAATCAACCTTATGCTCAAGCATTTATAAACGGTAAATTATACGCTGACAATAAAGGAACTTTAGTAAAAGCTGATACCGGATTAAATTTTGATGCTCCTTTATTTTCTACTGGTGGATTCTGGGTTGGTTGTTATGTACAAAATAGTCTATCAACACCTTGTAAAGTGTCTGAAATTCTTTTTTATAATAGAGCTCTCTCAACAGAAGAGAGACTAAATGTTGAGAAGTATCTCAACAACAAATATAATCTTTATTAAAGATTAACTAAAGAAAGAAGATAATTTGCTTTATTAAAAGCAGAAAGAATATCTTCCTTGGTATTATTGATACCAGACTTTACAGTGGTTACATAATTATTGAACTCTAAAGAAGTTAATAGGTTTTGTGTAAATTCATTTATCTTTTTATAATTAGATAAAATATCCTCTGCATCTCCCTTGTATTGATTTATGTCTTCTAAATTTATATTTGAATTAATACTAGGAAATAATGAATTTTGAATTCTTGATGTACCAATTATTTCTTCTTGGAGTTTGTCAAATAAACCATCTAGAGTCTCATAAAGATCTCCGAGAATTTCATGAACATTAATATCTGCTGCATACCAATGTAATAGGTGAATGGAAGAATGAATCTTCTTTAATGTAACTCCGAATTGTCTCGTTGGATCAAGAGACACACCTTCTGATTTTATTTTAATAATTTCTACTTCCATATTATTTTCTTTTAAAGATTTGAACTCTTACTAAATGTTCTCCTATTGATTCATCTGAACTAGATATTAAGTTATATCCTGTAATAGTTTCCATCTTTGGCTTTTCAATATTTATGGGTTCTGGTTCCTCAGGAGCTGGTTTTTTAATCTCAATATGATTATTAAGATTATATTCATCATATTCTTTTTTTAAAGATATTAAAAAACTTTCTCTATCTTTAAATCTTAATCTCCAAACCTTTATAGGAAATAAAACGTTTAAAGCATATGCTCTTTGAGAGCAAGTTTGGCAAGGTTTATCTTTTCCTGTTATAAAATGAGTTATAATACCTATAAACTTAGAATGTAAAATACATGCTACAATATCTCCCAAACCTTCAGCATTTCTTAATCTTAGTTTTGGGTGTTTCATTTATTTTATTTATTATATTTTGATAAAATATCTAGTACGTCTGTACTCATTTCTTTAAAATCATTATTAAAAAGATTGGCATTTTTAGATATTAAATGCAATTGTCTTATAATATTAGTTATTTGAATACCTAGAGGATACTTTTCTATTATTTCTTTAAGCGCCTTAGCTTCATTGTCCAATTCGATTATTTTCCTATTAGATACCATTTTACCATTATCAAAATCTCCTTCCCAATGCCACTCTTTTAGGTTTGAAAATTCTAGAGGTATTTCTTTGAGATATCCTTGAAAACTATTATCTTCTAAAATATTAGGAGCATATCCTATTAATTGTTTATTTTTATTAAAAAGAGCTAACATTTAATTACTAATTGTTGCGCCGGTATAAATCCAGGTATTATTTTGCTGAATATATTTTAAAGTATAAACTTTTGCTACTTGCATTTCTTGGTGAGTAAAATCAACTAATATAGTTCTATAATAAGATGAACCAGCTGCATAAGAAGCTGGAGCTGGAGCTGTTGTTGTTGCATTTGATGCAATTGTAACAGAAGTTGCTGTATACACGGCATATGAGATAACAAGCAAACCGGAATAACCATTACCAATAACTCCTCCGGTTGTACGCACATCATCAGATCCACCTCCACCAGCTCCGTAGAAAAATCCACTTACATTATGATCTCCACCACCACCTAGACCGCCTCTGCCTGATATACGTCCACCACCACCACCAGAATATTGAGTTCCGTCATATATAGGTCCTGCTGCTCCGTCTCGTTGATCTCCACCTCCTACACCACCAGTCGCATAGTTTCCAGTACCAGGTATACCTCCTCCGCCATTTGCTGATCCAGTACCAGCTTGACCTCCATAAGCTATTATATTACCAAATGTAGTATTGCCACCAGCTCCGGTTGCCCCAGAACTTGATATAGAACCAATACCACCAGCTCCTACGGTATAATTTATTACGCTACCAGGTGTCACGTCAACTTTGCCAGAAGAAATACCACCACCACCACCACCACCAGCATATCCACCATTTGCATTATAAGATCCTCCAGATCCACCACCTCCAACCGCAAAAACCGTTACAGATGAAACACCAGCTGGAACTGTCCAAGATCCAGATGAAGTAAATGTTTCACTCAAATAACGAATATTATAAGAAGGTGAAGTAGGAGACGCTGCGGCTGTGCGTATGTTTGCGTTATTCGTTATATAAGTGGAACCAGAAGGAGTCAATATTGAAATACTATTATTATCACCACCAAGAGGATTTGGGGAAGAAGTATATGTATAATGAACTGTATAATCGTCTATACGGGCATCAGCTAAAATATTAGAAGCATTTGCTCCGGACCCTACGTTTAAACTGGTGGAAGGTTCTGTTGGTATATAACAAATAGAAGAATTATTATTTGTAGATTTATCTAGTAATACATTGTATATAAAAACAACAACATTAACCATAGAACCGATATTATAATTGGTTGGTGGGAAATTCGTATTTAAATAATTTAAAGAATTAGTTTGTATAGTATCTATAGTTGTACTGAGGGTGTAGGCATTGACTATAGAACCATCACTAGCATTATTAAAACTGTCTGAGTTATAATTGTTATGTTCATATTGAACTGTAAAATCTGAAGTATGCCAATATGAACTTAATGTACTAATAGACGTGTGATTTATATTATATTTTTCCACAGCATCGTTAGAAAAATCTAATGCCATTTTATTATAAATCGTAGAATTGGCGGATATATCATTAAACCAAGTCAAGATGTTATTTTTTTTATAAATATCTGAAGATAAATTACATACGGTTGTATCGAGAGATAATAAATTGTAATTATGTTTGGCTATAGAATCACCAACACATTCTTCTCTTTTAATTTCTAAGGTTAATGTTCTCATATTTGTGTGCTGTATATCCATTTACAGTTTTGCATTATATACACTAAACAAGATATATTAGATGATTCATAATTATTAGAATAATTAAAATTTAAATAAGCTCTAATAACTGGATTATAATAGTGAGTACCGGTTTGAGGGTAACTACATGGGCAGGTAGCCGATTGATTACATCCATTAGATTGTCCATTGCAATTAAAGTCTCCATTACTGCAATATACATAACCACTATAGTGATTAGTACAATATGTTGTAATAGTTACATCATTAGTAGAACAAGCTCCGGTATCTTGTAATAATCTTACAGTTGATATGGGCGTAGATGATTCTTGTTTTAAAGCATAAACATAAGCTATTTGATTTTCTATATATGCTGTTGATCCGCCAAGACCGGAATTTGCTGAAAAATTATCATTAAGCCATTTGGTTATTTTTTTTTCTGTTGTAGGTGCTACAGTAGCTTGTTCTATGGATCGAGACGTTACAAATCCTTCTACAGCTAAATCTGTACCAGTTAATACTACTGGATAAAAAACTACTACAGGTTCTAACCATTTAGCACTATTAATTTGAACTTGAGTCACACAATTATCCCAAGAAGGTTTCCACAATGTACCAATTGCTGCAGCATTTTTAAATAAAATACTTTTAACTTGATAGTATTCAACAAGAGGTTTCCAAAGATTTTGAGCACTTAATTGTACCGATCCAATCCAAGTATCCAAAGTTTCGTAATTCAAATTTACTGTTGATAAAGAATCTCCTATGGAATAAGAAGTTGGTATATTGAAAAATGTGTAGCTCATTATATTTTACTCCAAGACGAAGATCGATTATTATACTTGTATCTTACTCTTACAGATTTTGCACAGAATCTATCCGTGACATAATAATTATAAGAAGATCCATCAGATGGTATTTTTAAAGTTTTGCCACCATAACCTGGGCAAGTACAAGTAACATTAGCTCCTCCAGTTACAGTAACACTACATCCATCATAAGCATTGGTACAACCACCTTTACCAGCTTTACCTCCGTGGTGGTTGCATCCTCTGCTAGGTCTTCCACATTGACCATTACAAGTTACTGTGCCTCCACCATTCGGTACGTGGCAGTCATGAGTATATGAAGCTTTAAATCCACTTGCTAAATCAAATTGATAATTTTCGTAAAGATTTACATAAACAGAAACAATTTGATTGACTGTAAAATTTGATACGGGAAAATTAACATTTAACCAATTAAGGATGTTGTTTGTTGAATATGTTACATTATTAGTTTTCCAGTCTTGAATTTCAAATAACGTATTGTAGTATAGAGCAAATTCATTAGCCCAAGTACCACTTAAAGATGTTACAGTTTTAAAATCTTGGATCCAAGTAGCAGAAGTATAAGCCACATTATTACTTGCTTCTATCCAAGCTGCACTATTATTAGAAAAAAGAGTATAGACTTTATTTAAATAATTTGATGTGGTTTGAATATAGTTTATAGAAGTACTAAGATTGACTACGTTGGTATTAATAACTTTTAAAGAATTAGACAGACACAAATTTTCATCTAACAAAAATATGTTAGAACACGTCTGGTCTATTTTAGTAAAAAGTGTGTCGAGGTCTGCCATATTATTTCCAATTAATTTTGTATAAAGAAGTATTAGTAGGTGCTATTTTATTTAAATTGTTCTTGATGCCATTTTCTATTATTTGTTTAACTTGATCTGGAACATTTAAATTATGTATATTAATGTTATAATATTTACTTTTACTGCCAGGTAATTGCATTTTATACCAGTGTTTGATTTGTTCTATATAACTTCTCTCACCTACAGACATATTCCACAATAGAGACCTATCATCTGCGGCGTGTTTAGATGAAAAATATAATTGTTCTATTTCTCCTTGAGTTAAAGACTTATTATAAAGTCTTAATTCTGCAACTTGTCCAGTAAATTTGTAACCATTATCTATGGCTATAATATCATTTAAAGTTGTATTTTGTATAGTTTCACAACCTAATAATAAAGATGTTCTGTATATATAATATAATTGGTAAACGTGTGGAGAGAATGTAACAGTATCGCCTTGTTGAACAGAATCTAAATAAGCTTTGATTGTTCCATTGACACCATCAAATGCCAAAGTAAAATGATGCCACCCAGGACTTAAATTATTAATGTCATAAGGTAATATTTTTATATTAACAGAAGGGCTTGGGTTTTTACCGTTAGGTGTAGCTAATTTAAGTTTCCAACTTAATTGTTTATTAATACTAGCATATTTTCTAAGATATTGATATCCTGTAAAATCTCCAAAAGAAAACATATTAACATTTAAATTATTAGTTAATCCTACAAGATTTAATTTAGTTATAATATTCCCGCTACTGTTGATAGTGTATATATTGTCATCATTCAGGTCTACCAATATGAGTCGATCTTCAGTTGATACCAAAGTCGTATTACAAGGATCTGAATTACTATCTTTAGGCACTCTTACAAAATTCATAAATCTTGTTTGTTTTGTATAATCAAAACAAGGATCAGGAGGTAATGTAGAATATTTTCCTAATCTTTTTGAAAATATTATTTGATTATTTAAAACGTTTATTTTAGTCAAACTATCTTGTCCGTGTAATACCCAAATATAATTGTCTGCATCAAAACTTATTTGCTGCACATAACCTATATTTCCAAATATTGCTTTATTCCTATAAAGATTACCACCAATTATTTCCCATATATTGTTTTGGTTATCTACAGCAGATTGTAAACCGAAACAAGATATTATGTTTCCATTTAAATCTATTTGAATAGAATTAACATCTTTGGATAAAGAACCGTTAGATTTGTAATTACCGTTTGTGTCTAAAACTACATAATTTTTTGTAACATTATCAAATATATATAAGTTTTCGTATTTGTCTGTTTCTATTTGAGATATAGAACTTAATGAATTAACTAAATGAGTTTTAGCATTTAATATATTATTAGTTTGAAATAGTGGTTGATTGTTAATATCATATTTAATTCCAGCCAAACCTTTTGTATCAAAAACCCAATAGGTATAATCTATCAACCTTTGAACTATTTTATTGCCCTTAGAAAAAGATATATTTTGGGCAGTTAAATTTTCTAAATTTGAAAATCTATAATTTAGATTGTATATTTTATTTTTGTAATTGGAAGTATCATTACTATCTACTAAGGTAATAATTGGGGTTGTTAAAGATCCTTCATTTATAAGACCAAATCCACTATCATAATAATTACCAAATATTTGTTTTCCAGACATATTCTGCCAGTCTTCTGTATTCAACCACATAGAAACAGTTAATTGGTTTTGGGATAACAATTCTGTAGTGGCTGGAAAAAGAACGTGATTAGTTCCATCTAAATTTAAACTATCACCTAATAAATTAGATTCTTTATTAAAATATAATATACCTTCACCTTGATTAGGTGACTCATCCATTAAAGGAGAAGAATCCCATTTAGTTACTTGTAAAATAGAATTAGAAGAAAGATGTTGAATATAATTTAATCTATTTTCTTTTCCTGTATGAAAATAACGATATAAAACTCCAGGTTCTAAATACATTTGCGACGGCATATCAAATGTATAATTTTCTGTCGTATTTAATCTATCGTGATATACCATCAATTTAGTAGATAGAGCTTGATCAATTGTGTAGTATGCTGGGTTATAATATCTATCCATCCATACTTTATTCCCATCCATACTACCAGATAACCAAGAACATAACCAAGTATTACTATAGCGAGTAATAGAAGGAGGCTGAGGGGAGTCTGGTATTTTTTCAGAATAATCTTGAAGCTTGATATAAATTCTATCAGAAGCAAATGGAGTCTCACCTGGAATAGCACCATCTTCAATAAGACCGGAAGAACTTAAAGGTATTCTTTTTGATGTAGGGCCAAAATAAAATGGACTATCTTTATCAGGCGGAAAATCCATTTCAATAGTGTCTGAAGTAAAACCTAGATAAACATTATCTAATCCTTTATCTTGGTTAGTTCCGGAATACACGTTTTCATATTTTCTTCTGATTCCTTTTTGACCCTGAACGTATTCTAGACCAAAGCTATAATTGTATTCTGGTGTTTGATAATTTTTAAGACCATGTAGAGCTAACGGATAAGTTACTCCTTGTGTTGTTTGTATATAATACTCTGGAGGAAATATTCCTAAATAATTTTGAGAGTATTGAGAGTTTATAGTACTTAAATCTAAAGTTAATGTATTTTGATTATTTAAAGGATTAACTTTATATTTTACTAAAAAGCTATCTTTAACATCACTATTGAGAGATGGTTTTTCTTTGTATGAAATAAAATTAAGAGATGCTTCTTTTGGAAATTTATAGGCAGATGTAAGATAAGCTAAAGAACTTAATCCATAAAAATTATTACTAAATTTTACAACAGCTTGTTCAAAACGAGGTAATAATAAATCATCATTAATTCTAAATAAACTAATAGTGTCTGGTCCTAATGCATAATCAAATCTTTGAGCATCTATATAGAAATTTTTAGCACTTAAAATAGGTGTAATTACTGGGTGAAATATAAGACCATTAAATCCTTCAAAAAGACTTGTAAGAAGATATTTGGTTTTTACAGATTCTACTATTACAGAATTATCTGGTTGAAATACAAATCTAAATACATCATTTTGATTAAAAGAAGAAACACCAGTTACAGCCCATTGATAATTGTCTTGTACTTTTATTAACGTTAATAATTCTAAATTATGATCTGCTACTGGACTTTTAATTAAACTTTGACCAATAACCGGACTATCTATTTCTGTTAACAGACCAGTATCTTTTGGTTTTAAATCATCTGTTAAAAATTCGGAAGCCTTTTTAGTATCGGTTAGAAATAATCCGGTTTTGTTATTAGTTGTAAAACTAATACAATTACTAAGAAATTCATCAACATTAGCTCTTAATCCATTACTAAAAATAATTGGAGTAGGGCTTGTTGTAAATTGGTTGCCTAAAATAGAAAATTTTACAGGGTTACAATTAACTGTAGATAAATTTGTATATAGATTTACACTTACCATTATCAATATTTAGTGTAAAATCTTTGTTTTCAAAGCAGGTTTGTTATTTTGTATTGACCAAAATTATTTGCAAATGGGAGAAGAGCATTTAATGTTTCTAAAGTAAATTCTTTATGGTTAACAAAATTTAAACTCAAAAGGCCTAAAACATATGCATTATTTCTAACAACGAAAGATACATTATATCGCTTGGTATCTCTATTATAACAAATTTTTGGTTTTTCTAAATTAGCTTTATCACCACCCCAATTATTTGCTCCTAAAAGTGGTATTGTTATATGGCTATTAAATGCCAAATATATTTCTCCATCTTTACAATCATATTCGGTTATAGTTATATAAAAATCAAAAGTCGCTTCTTCTATAGCTGTTTTAATTTGTTGAATACCAGATCTTATAGTAACAAAATAAATTTTAAAATTTGTTTCATCAAACCAATAATCTATAGGTACCTGGGATATTTTATTAAAAGAACTATTGTTTTGGAACGGTACAATAATTCCATCTGTATTAACTTTTATTTTTTCAAAAATAAACCCAGTTTCTGTTTCGACATATATTACATCATAAAATATATCAAACTTAGAAATATTATTTGTATTTAATTCTCTATAGAATGTAGGATTAACATCTTGGTATTTTGCATATACAGCCGATAGAATTTTATTAGATGCTTCTATTTTCCCGTTTAAGGTTCTCAACCATAATTCTCCGTTATTATATTCACTACTAAATATACTCATAATAATGCTCCTTTATCCCCTGCTTTATTAGATGAAGGTACAAAATCTATCACCCTGATTTGAGGGTTTAAATTCAAACTATCTAATTCATAAGGCTGTAATAATCTATAAGGTCTTCTGTGTATTACTTTTATATTTGTATCTGCTAGTGGTGCTTTAGGAATTTCATGCCAATTAACCAACATAGGTACTATGTATTTTGGATTTTTGGTTTCAAATACATAAAGAATGTCATCATTGGGTCCAAACATTTTAGTTGATACTAAATGCATTTCCTCAAAGAAACCACTATTTAAACCATCCATGTTCGGTGCTATAATATTTATTATATAAAAAATATCCACGAAATCGGGTTTGCCTAATTGATATACTTGAGCCTGAGCTGTAAATGTTTTATTAAAATATTCTGATGTAGCAAATGTTTTTGTTATAGTAAAATTTCTAGGATCTCCTGGTTCATCTGGATAAGGCAATTTTGATGTGTCTGAAGAAGTAGGAGCATAATAAAAACTTTTTACTATATCTGGACTACCGTCATTAAAACTCCAAACAATTCTATTAATCTTATTAGGTAATTTTATGGCGGAAGGGTTGAATGTTATAGTTGTAGGTCCAAAATTATTAATTATATAAGTACTTGCTGCTGTATAATCTAAAGCAATATATTTGGCACATAATGTACCTCTTGTTGTAGAATTACCAAATTCAATACCAGCATACGTTTCGTCAGCTAATAAATATGGAATGGCTCTAGAACCTTCTATTCCAGCCGATAAGCCACCAGTTAATGACAACAGTATTTCTTGCGAATTCATTTATTATACCTATTAATTAATTACAGAAATGGTAGGTGTAAATGCACAAGCTAAATTATTGTCTAATATATATGCTGGGTTATAGGGAGCATTAAAGCCATTAAAAACTACAAATCTACCATTACCATAAATTACAGAGCCATATCCGCCACTAGCTAGATTAACCTTAATCCAATTTATACCATCGTAAGAGTACATTCCAGTGCTACCGTTAAATGAATGTGCTAAAAATATACCATTGCCGTAAGTTAATGATGTAAGGTTTAAACTACTATTATCATCTCCATATATTTTTCCATCCTGCCAAGTCAATCCGCCGTCAATTGAATATGCTGGAAGGCCTCCCAAAGAACATATAGCTACGAATTTACCTCTTCCATAACTTAATCCTCTCCAATACCTAATGTTCGGATATGACCCACCAGGAAGAAGTCCTCCTTGAGACCAGGTAGCCCCTTCGTTATCTGTATAAACAACATTACCACTAACACCATTACTGGCATCAGGAATTATCATATATCTGCCATTGCCATATGCTGAACCTTTAGCTTCTACGATTGTAGGCAAATTTCCTCCCGCGGTCCAGGTAACCCCATCATTAGAATATGATGTCCATTGATAGCCAGTACCCGCTGTTGCTATAAATCTAGTACTGGCAAATCCTAATGATATATATGTATTAACGTTATATAAATTTCCACCAGCTGTCCAAGTAGCTGCATTATCTGTGGAATATGCACAAAATTGAGTAGTATTATTGGGTTTAGTACCTATAGCAACAAATCTTCCATTACCAAATGCCGTAAAATTCCAAGTCACTGCGGACTGAGTAGCTGGCATAGCTGCTGTTGTTCCGGTCAATCCATCTTCTGTATAAACCGAATATGAATTCGTACCATCACTAGTAACAGCAACAAATTTTTTATTACCATATGAAGGAGCATTCCAGGGATATTGAGGAAATGATGTAGCTTTTACCCAATTAACATTTACATTTGTTGTTGTTAAAGTTGCCATAACAATTATGTAATTTTTGTTATCTTTCTATAACTACCTGGTAAAGGATCTAAAGTGCCTCCACCTTGGTTAACAAAAACATTAAGGACTATATTGGAAGCGAGGCCTGAGGTTTTTACTAATGCTTTAATAAAAGCATTATGAGAAACAGAAGTTGTTAAAGATACTGTTCCTGGTAGGTTTACTGAATTTTTAGACGTTGCTAAAACTCCTGCAGAAGCTGCATTGCCTACAGCTGCTACACCGGTCGGTGGACCTTGATAATATTGAGAAGATATTAAATTAAGTGTATTACTAGCTGATAGCTGATATGTTACAATTCCTGCTGTATTTTTATAAAAATATAAACTATATTCTATTTCATAAACAGAATCTGGAGTTAAATAATCTATTGTAGGATATAAGGCATTAAAAAATGGTAATGGTGAAACTGATATATTTAATAATGTTGGCACCGGAGAAAGTATGGTATAAAACTTCGGAACTCCTAAAGCATATAAAGAACTATTACCACTAAGACCCATATAAACTCCATTGTTAAAATTTAATGATAATGTATTAGGACCATTACCTGCATTATTGGTTACAAAACCGTCTGATAGTACCATTTGATTGCCGGTTCCAAAAAATAATTTAGTAGAACTTATAGATGGAGATGTAACAGATGTTGTGAATGTACCAGTTGTGAAAGTAGCATTATCTCCATAAACATTGCCCGTTGCTAAAAATTCACCATTGACTGTTAAAGCTCTGCTAGGTGTTGTTGCTCCTGTTGCTATGCCAACGTTAATATTAGTGGCACTTAATAAACTTTTCAAAGCATTAGAAGCTGTTGATGCTCCAGTACCACCACCCGCTATGGATCTTACTCCATTGGTTTCAATAATAGTTGTGTTATAAAGTGTATCCATTAGAATCTAATTTGTTTATGTTCTAGACCAGAGCGACAATTTATGATACCTCTTCCGTCTGGGAGAGTAATATCAACATCTATGTGGTCTGAACCGGCTAAATAATTTGCATCATATATTTCTTGTAATCTAGCGGCATCTTCTTTAGAAGCAGCTATAAATTGAGTTTTTTGAATTTCTTTAAATACTTCTAAAACTTCTGGATTTATTTCTCCTTCTGAATTAGTTGCTGTATTAAGAATTAATTGTTGTTGAGGTGTAGGTTGAGCATATGTTCTTTGAACCCACTTACCGTCTCTAAGAGTAAAATCTTTTTCTTCCATGTTATTATATATTTATATTAAGCGCTTCCGTTTACAAGTCTATTATACAAGTCTATACAATTAACAAAACAAGCTGGATTACCTAGGTCTCTGGAATTTGTTAATGTTGGTAAATTCTGATCAGAAACAATACAATTAATATATTGGCCTTTGTAGTTGCTTAAATAACCGCTTATAGCATATCCATCAGAAACAGAGCTAGATCCTTTACAAGCATTTAAATAAGCATTATTACTAGTTTGATATCCAAAGAAACCTCCACCCCAAGTAGCAGTATTGGAACCAGTGCAATTATAAAAAGTTCCAGCAATAGAAATTGATAATTTACCAACAAATCCACCACCAGCTAATCCATAATTAAACCCCTGACAATTATAAAAAATACTATCAGACACTCCACCATTAATTCCAACAAATCCGCCACCTCCACTACCACTGTTGCTCCCAGAACAATTAGTAAAGACTGCATTTTGTATAATGGAATTATCACCACCAAATCCACCTCCACCATTATCACAAGAATTTGACCCCGAACAATTAGTAAATGTTCCAGATAAAGTAGAACCACTTCCAGCAAATCCACCTCCACTATTACTACCAGAACTTATGCCTTTGCAATTGGTAAATGTTCCAGATAAAATTGCACTACTTCCAGCAAATCCACCAGCTCCTCCATTATTTCCTATGTTTGATCCAGAACAATTAATAAAAGTTCCAATTAAATTACCACCAAAAGACCCTTGACCATTTTTTGAATTAGTTCCAGAGCAATTAACAAATGTTCCAGAAACATTAAAAGAATATAACATATCAAAAATTATATTTTCCCAGTATAAGTTAGTAAAATTACTTCCAACAATAGCACTTATTCCAGAACCATTATTTTTGATTGTGAATCCTATACAACGAATATCATTAGCAGATTGATTTATAGTTTGGTCACTATTATTAGAAATAATATTAACATGACTAGCATCCCTAGAGAATCCTACTACATCTACATATTGAGTATCTAAATTTAAAGAGAAAGAACCGAGGTCATAAGTCCCAGGCATTAATATTAATGTTGCTCTATTAGAAGAACTTAAAGGTAATCCATTTGGAGATAATGTTTTGGCTTTTGTATAAGCTTTAAGAAGATTAGTCCCATTTGTTATTACATTATCACTAGTTGTTACATATACAAAGTTGGGTGTTGTAGTAGCTATACTTGTAGTATTGAGAGCATCTATTAAAGAGATTTTTTTTGTTATACCGTCATTAACAACTGGAAACACATCATCTGCTGTAGGAGATGTAAGTGTTGGTAAATCTATAATAGTTGTATTAGCCATATGTTATATTTAAGCGTAATAAGTTCCTGAATTTAAAAATTCTAATATTGTATTAGATCCAACTACAGTTACTCTTGGAGAACCAGTTGTGATTCCGCTATAATAGTCCGTAGGTATAGAAAGTACAACAGCTCCGGATCCACCTGACCCACCAATAGTGGCGGAGTAATTTCCTGCTCCACCACCACCACCACCACCTGAATTTGGAACGCCATCTTTTCCTACACTAGCATTAGTTGCTTTTCCATATCCACCAGAACCACCGCCACCAATCCCCCCAGTACCTGCGGCAGCTGCTACCCCGTTTCCAAGATTGTCAGTAAAATTAGTACCACCACCGCCGCCACCGCCAATCCAATAAGCTCCATTTACTAATACACCTACTTTAGAACCTAAAATTGGATTTACTATACCAGCACCACCAGTACCACCAGGACCGCCACCATTGGCGTCTCCTCCAGCAGCACCAGCACCTCCTCCTCCTCCTCCAGGACTGTAAATAATATTACCAGATGATCCTCCATCATTACCTTGTCGCGATGCAACAACACTATTTCCACCAGGATAAATAAGGCCTTGAGCATCAGCAATAATACCACCACCTGCTCCACCACCACTACCCTTACTTGCTAGATCAGCGGATGAAGAATTACTGTTTCTGGTTGGTCCTCCGGTACCTCCGCCATATGCTACTAAATTGCCAAAAGATGAGTTTTGTCCTAGGGTGCCTTTACCTTGATAAGAAGAAGCACCTTGAATAAAAACACCACCGGCACCACCGGCACCAATTGTTGCACCATAGCTTGTCCCATAATTTAATGTAGTAGTTCCACTTATAACTCCACCGGCTCCGCCTCCTCCTGAAGAACCTCCGCCACCTCCTCCGCCTATTAATAGGTAACTAATAGTATAAGGAGATGTATTGCTTCCATTAACAATATTACCCGAACCATCTAAACAATTAATATAAAAACCATTAACCAAAGATGGAAAAGAAGAATATGTAGTTTTATGATTTATAAAACGACCTTTTACGGTGTTACCTATACTACCAGTACAATTAAAAAATGTTCCAGAAATTGAAGAACTATATCCACCCCAATCACTAGATGCATCGTAAGAGTTAGATGCTATACAATTATAACAATTGCTATTTAATGTACCATATAGTCCAATAAAACCACCGCCTTGAGCTCCGTTATTAGAACCTTTACAATTATAAAAAGTTCCCGAAATTATTCCATACCATCCGGCAAATCCACCGCCATAAGTTGCTGAGTCGTTATTTGAACCAGTGCAATCTATAAATGTACCAGAAGATGTACTGGAGCTTCCTGCAAACCCTCCACCATAATTTGCTGTATTTATTCCAGTGCAATTAATAAATGTACCATTACAACTTCCACTAGATCCGGCAAATCCACCTCCTTTAAAACCAGTATCAGTATTAGAGCCAGTGCAATTAGTAAATAAACCAGATATGATACCACCATTACGCGTAAAACCTCCAGATAATCCGATGGAATTTATACCAATACAGTCTGTAAAAATTCCAGAAGCTATACCAATATCCCAATTATTACTTGTACAATTTTTAAATGTACCTGATAAAATATCTGAAGATATAGAATTAAAAATTATATTTTCATAATATGCTAAATTTAAATTACTATTTAAAATAACCCCTGTACCGTTTGTAAGTGCTGTATTATTTGTTGAGAATCCAACACAACGAACATCATTAGCAGTTTGATTTATAGTTCTAGATGAATTAGAAGATGTTATAATAGTACCTTTAGGATCTCTAGTAAATCCTACTATGTCTATATATTGTGTATCTAAATTTAAAGAAGAGGATCCTAAATCATAATTAGCTGGTGGAAGAATAATTACAAATCGATTAGAAGAACTTAAAGGTAAACCATTAGGAGTTTGAGTTTTGGCTGTTGCATAAGCATTTAAAAGTTTAGTTCCATTAGATATATTATTATTGGAAATTACTAATAAATTATAATTTGTTTTACTACCGAATGCGGAAATACTAAAAGCGTCTGATAAAGAAATCTTTTTGGTTACATTATTATTAACAATAGGTAATATATCTGCAGGAGATGGTATTGAATTTAAAGTTAAATTAGATATTTTTGTATCTGCCATAAATCTACTTATTAAGCACTCCCATTAACTAGTTTGCCGGAATTATCTAAACAATTTATATAACAAGCTGGTTTGGTTGAATCTCCGGAATTCGTAAGAGTTGGAAAATTTGTGTCATATAATAATTTACAATTAATAAAACGCCCTTTATGATTGAAGTATAACCACCAATACCACCTCCTCCTGATGTCTCATCAATCCCTAAACTATTGGTAAAAGTTCCACTAGCCGAGCCACTTGCTCCTACAAATCCACCACCAGCATAACCAGTATTTTTTCCTATACAATTAGTAAATGTTCCAGAAGCAATACCAGCAGTGCCAACGAATCCACCACCATTACCTCCAGTATTTGTACCAGTACAATTTATAAATGTACCAGAAGCATAGCCATAACGACCAGCAAATCCCCCACCGAAGTTGTTTGCTTCACTTTTTCCGATACAATTAATAAATATTCCAGAAGCGTAACCGCCATAACCTGTAAATCCCCCAGCACCAAGATTACTTCCAGTGTGGAATCCTTTACAATTAGTAAATGTTCCTGAAGCATCTCCAGCATTGCCAACAAATCCACCACCATTACCTCCAGTATTAGAGCCTGTGCAATTAATAAAAATTCCAGGAGCGGTGCCACTTATTCCTGCAAACCCACCGCTCAATAGTTGAGAATTTATTCCATTACAATTTATAAATTTACCAGCAGCAGATCCGCCATATGCACAATAAGCACCATTTGGATAATTAAGAGTTGTAGATGTACAATTTTTAAATGTGCCAGATAAAACACCAGCATAAATAGAACCGAAAATTATATTTTCACAGTAAGCTAAATTTAAATTACTAGAAAATGCATAAGCTTCAAACGCACTAGTATTTTTAACTGTAAACCCTATACAACGGACGTCATTAGCAGTTTGGTTTATGGTTTGACCTATGGATGCTGATGTTATAATAACATGACTAGCTTCTTTGGTTAATCCAATCAAATCTATATACTCTGTATCGAGAGTAAGAAAAGAAGTTCCTAAATCATATTTGCCCGGTGGGACAATAATAGAAACTCTATTTGTAGAACTTAATGAAGATCCATTAGGAGTTAAAGTCTTGGCTGAAGTATATGCCGCTATAAGATTATTCCCGTTAGTAACCGCATTGTTGGTAATTGGTACATAAACATAATTTGCTGCTTGTAAAGGTAAACTACTTAAGGACGCAACGGCATTGGCAATTGTAACTTTGGTAGTAGATCCATCACTAACTTTTATAACTGGTAATATGTCAGAAGAAGATGGATTTGTATTGTATGGTAAATTTATTATTCTTAATTCTGCCATATCTTTAAAGTATTATCTTAGAACCATCTTCTTGAAGAAGGTATCCAGAACCACTAGGAGTTAATAAAAGAAAAAATCTAGATTTAAGCTGCAATAATGCATCTATACCAAAACTTATATTTCTTAACATATTAAGCTCCTAGGTCACCAAATAAGATCCATCCACCAGTAGAACCAGCATAAAGTAAAGTTGCTGCTGAATATTGTTTATTTGTTTTCAATAACCCATCTGCTTGATTAATAGTTATACCATTAGTACCTCCAGATAGAGCAATTCTTTGTGTACCGAGTTGTAATAAAGTAACTTGGAATCCGTCTGGATATGTTCCAGTACCTACGGAAGCTGTCAAACCAGTTGTTAGGTTTGTGGAACAAATCGTATATCCTGAATCATTAGTTGAAAATGTATAAGAGGTTCCAGATTGAATATTAAGAGGCGCTAGAACATTGCCTATCCATTGTGTACTAAATGATTGTACAGTTGTTCTTGTATCTACCCAATTGGCACTTGTATTATTGACTTTACTATAAACAGAGGCATTGTTAGCAGAAGCTGATTGTAAAAATGATATACTATTCCAATTAGCGGTGTTAGGGTTTACATAACTATAAACAGAATCCCAGTTAGCACTTGCAGAATTAACTTTACTATAGACAGATGCATTATTAGCAGAAGCAGATTGTAAGAAAGATATACTATTCCAGTTACCTGTGTTGGCATTTACATAGCTATAAACAGAACTCCAATTGGCACTTGTAGAACTTACTTTGCTATAAACAGAACTCCAACTACCACTTAGAGAACTTACAGCACTATATACATCAGCTGATGCAGATGCTCCAAAATATGTAGAATTCCAATTGACCTTATTAGCATTTACATAATCATAAACATCACTCCAATTGGCACTTGTTGTATTAACTTTACTATAAACAGAAGCATTATTAGCAGAAGCAGATTGTAAGAATGATATACTATTCCAGTTGGCTGTATTAGCATTTACATAGCTATAAACGGATTCATGTTTGCCACTAACACTATTATAAGAAGTATAAACAGAATTCCAATTACCAGTATTGGCATTTACATAACTATAAACAGAATCCCAATTAGCACTTGTTGTATTAACTTTACTATAAACGGATTCATATTTGCCGCTAGCTCCATTATAGGAACTATAAACAGAATCCCAATTAGCACTTGTGGAATTAACTTTACTATAAACACTATTCCAATTATTACTATTTCCTTTTAGATCTGTAATAATTCCATTAGAACTAATATCACCTACAACAGAAAGTCTACTGCTAGGAGTTGAAGTACCTATGCCTATGTTTCCTGTAGAAGTTACTCTCATTCTTTCATTGGAAGCCTGAGTGCCTCCTGTGAAAAGAAGAAGATCTCCATAAGCTGTACCAGTACCGACAGCTAAATTAGCAGTCAATGTATAAACATATGAATCATTAGCCTTTACAATATCAAATGCTGGACTATATCTAGTACCATCATATTGACTACTATTGACACCAATATCCAAATAATCTAAGCCAGTATCATTTGCTATATACAAATCACTACTTGCACTAGCACTAGGTACTGTATTTTGTATAGAACCAAATACAGAAAGTGTACTGGCATCAATTATATTTAAAGGAGAATAATCAACATATTTTGCTGACATAGGTGTACCTAAAGTGATGTGAGGGCTTAATATATCCTTATTAGATGTTAAATTTGTAACATATGTATAAGGAGCCATGAAATTATTATAAGCATAATTCCATCCACCACTAGCACCTACTACAGAACTATAAACACTATTCCAATTGCCAGTTAATGATTCCATTATAGCTACACCAGCTGTGTTGGCATAAACCCAAGTGGCATAATCTAAAGTTTTAGTATAAATTCCTATATCTGCTATAGAAGTCTTTTTTGTAATTCCAGCCTGAGCTATAGCGGTTTGTTCCGTACCGTTTAATGGATCAGAATTGTATAAGCTTACAATTAATTTTACTCTATCGGAGGTAATATCAGGCATATAATATATTTATTCAAAAAAATTTAAGTTATGATTTAAAATCTATAAACTTCAACTGGAGAGAAATACTGATTTGAAGTATCGCCTATTCCGACTTCTCCATGGCCATTGTAACCACAATTATAAACTCTTCCTTCTCTTGTAATGATACTAAGAGTCAAGTAAGAAGAAGATCCATAAAATGCTACAGAGGCTGCATCGTCATTAGGAGTTCTTACATATAATAATCTATTATGAGAAGAGAAATTTGTACTTTGCCCTGTTTGACCATAACCATTATAACCACAAGCATAAACTCTTCCGTCTGTTGTTAATATTGCAAACCCATAAGTTTTAGCTATTATATCTTTGATATCGGAGAATGAAAAATTTAACGCAGTTGAAACATATGTTAGACTAGGACCGTTAGAGTAAATACCAGGCGCATATACTTGTGAAGGGTAGGCTCTGTCTGTATTAGAAGCGTCTCCTAATTGACCATAGTTATTCCAGCCCCAACTATATATCTTAGTACCAACATAAGCATAGCTAGAAGGGTGCCCTCCGGGTACATTAGTTGTTCTAAATTTTTGAACAGTTGTACCTAAACTAGTTATCTGAGTTGCGTATTGTTTATTTCCAATAACATTTAAACCTAAGAAACCATATTGGTTATCACCTGTACCCCATAAGGTACCATCATTACATAAGAAATATGTTTGTCCTCGAGCACCGGCTCCTCCATTATTGCCGTGTATTTCTTTGACATTTGTTAAATTTGTAAGAGCAGCTTTTAATACTGGTCCGAATGTTGATTTAGAAGTAAAATCACCACGACCAAGTTGTCCCCAATCACCATATCCACAAGATTGAACAGTGCCATCTGCTTTTAATACGAATGACGATGATACCCACTGATTACTATTCATGAATACATTGATATTATCAGTTCCTAAACTACTTCTAACCGTTGGAATGGAAACGGCTACATTATTTCCGGATCCTAACTGACCCCATCCATTGTATCCCCAAGTCCATATTTGACCGTTAGAGGTCATGGCTATACAAGATACTAAATTCTGTCTATCACCATCACCAGAGCAAGAGAATTTTACAACAGGAAGACCACCGACTGAAATTTTTTGAAAACTTGTTTGATGTATTGTAGTTCCTACTCCCAATTCTCCATGGACGTTTATACCAGTTCCCCATAATGTACCAGTTGAATCTAAAACATACATACGATCACCAGGCATCCAATATTTTACAATTTCATTTACATTAAGATCACTATCACTTATAGCTACAGAAACTGGTGATGAATTATAACTTGTTCCGTAATATCCTGTAGGTAAACTGCCGTAGTAATTAAATCCAGCTACATATAATCTAGTTTGATCTGTTTGAGAAGATGCTTCTCCTAAAATTCCAGTTGCATGACTATATCTATTATTATAATAAGCATGTCCACCAATTGTAGCTATTGCGAATGCTGCAGCACCTCCACCGCCGCCGCCAACTATGTTTATTGTAGGGTCTTCTAAATATCCTCTACCCGGGTTATCTATTACTATATTAACAACTTTTCCATTCTGAATTATTGCGTGTGCTGTTGCTTGTTCTGTGTCTGTTGTATCTGTCGGTGCGCTTATAGAAACATTAGGAGCAGAGCCATATCCAGTTCCTCCAGTTTTAATGAAGATAGCTCTTACGGTACCACTCACCATAGCCTTGCGAGGTCTATTCTTAACAAATCCAGTGACATTAATGTCTTTATTAACAGTTAAAGTTCGAGCTACAATGTTGCCCTGAGAACTTAAATTATTTACATAAGTGTAATTTGCTTGTGCTGTTGTTAAGTTAGAACCTAAGATAAATGTATTTTGATGATTTGTAGTATTGCAACATCCACCTAAAATACCAGTATAGTTTTGATTTGCTGTATTGCTACATCCTCCTGCCACTATAGAGAAACAACCCATTGCACAATTGATTGATCCGCCGGCTACAACAGAGCTTGTGCAACCTGTGCAATTATTTGTTCCACCACCAATTACTGTATAATTGGCATCCACTATATTATAATATCCGCCACCAATAAAAGAATTACCCGCGTCTGAAGTGGCACAATTATTAGATCCACCTATGATGGCATTGGTAGAACCGTCTGCTCTGTTAGATATACCACCTCCAATGAATGAATAAGTTGAAGTAATACAATTCAAGCGACCACCAGCAATAACAGAACAAGCATTTGCTATTTTATTATTATATCCACCACTGATTGTTGAATGCGTTTGAGATATACAATTACAACGCCCTCCACCTATAGAAGAGAAACAACCAGCAGCAGTAACACAATTACATCCATCAAATGGTTTTATAGAAGATAAAGTGCTACCAGTTGTAAAGGGACTTCCACAAGCATGAATACCAGTTAATAAAGATCCATCACCGTAATAAGTTCCACACACAGCTCCTTGAGAACTGATATTATTAACATATGTGTAATCTTTACTACTTGCAGTTAAATTAGATCCTAAAATAAATGTATTGCAATAAGCAGAAGTATTACTATTACCACCAGCAATAAATGAATAACAAGCTGATGCAGTATTGGCTTTGCCTCCTACTACGGATGTATTCTTACCAGAAGCTGTATTTTGATATCCACTTCCTACAAAGGAATAATTACCAGAAGCTGTACTATCAAACCCTCCTCCTAATGCGGCATAACAACCACTAGATACGTTAGAACAGCCGCCGCCTATATGTGAAAAATTTCCTGTGGCACAATTTAATTTTCCACCAGTTACTGATGAAGAATCTCCAGGAGAACAATTTATACAGCCACCTAATACAACGGAATGAGTTCCGTTTGATAAATTTGTTACACCGCCACCAATGAAAGAATTAGCACCATCTGCATTATTATTACAACCACCTAACACGCTAGAGCAATTAGATGCTGAATTATTATAACCAGCTATAATACGATTATTGGCACTGATATCTCCATTGATTGTTAAAACTGCATTTGGATTTGGCGTATTTATACCAATATTAGATGTGTTGGTTATTACTATAGATGAAATACTTGGTGTGGTTCCAAACACCGTTGTAACAACAAGTTTATCTACTAATTCATCGTATTTTATATTAAATCCAGAAATAGAATTATTTAAATTTTCTCCAATAAAAATAGAAGGACTTTTAAAATCATTGGCTTGTCCATTAACTAGATTTATACCATTAGCTGATAAAATCGTAGTCCAAATAGTAGAACTAGAACTAATATTTCCATTTACAGTTAAATTTGCATTAGGAGCAGTGCAACCAATGCCAACAAATCCTCCAGTAACATCTCCGTCTATATAAAAAGCAGTTGCAGCTTGTGCCATTGCCACAAACATTGGTTGATAACCACTTTGTCTAAGCATTAATGTTGTCGTTGATCCACTATAATTTACAATGTCTAATCCCCTGCTACTAATCATTTCCGTTGTACTTGAAATAACACCGCCACTAAGGAAAAGATTTCCAGTTACATACGCATTGCCTTGAGTCCAAGTATTACCATTAACGTGTAATGGGTATTTTGGAACTATTGTTGCTATACCCACATTAGCTCCCATGAAACTAGAAGTATATGCTGAAGCGGTTGCAGTTACGGTTAATGCCCTGGAAATTGAAGCTCCTTGTGAGACACTTAAACTACCTAGGCCATATATGTTATTAGTTACAAAAAGATTTTTATTAGCTCTTAAATCGGAATTAGTTAAAAAACTACCTTGTAAAGCTAAATCTCCATCCACGTTTAAATCTCCAGAAGCACTTACATTTCCCGCAACAGTTAATAATTGATTAGGAGAACCGGTTCCTACACCAACATTACTACCTAAGAAAACTGCAGCATAGGCACTAGTTGGAGGAACTATAGCACTAAGAGCACCTGTTAATACGAAATCACCTCTAAACGGATTATCATAACTAGCTATAGGATCGTGACCCGCATCAGGATTAGTATCTGAAGTATAGGTATGGTGATTCTGGCGGTGATATTTTGATATGGGTCTCATTAGTAATAATATTTATCAAATTGGACTGACATTTTGATCACAACAATGTGACGTAGCAGATCCCCAAGTATTAGAAGGGGCATATACATAAGTGCTTGGATAAGAAGACTCTAATTCTGCATAGGTAATAGGGTTGATATTACATATTCTTACTACAGGTAAAGAGAGGTTGTAACAAGACATAGATTTCCAGGACCAACAAAATGGATCCGTGCATCCAGTATTAATTCCGCTCAAAAGTCTAACATCTGTAATAGAAAGATATCCAGTTAAATATTGTAAAGCTTCATATATTTTTTTCAATTCTCTATTAATAACTTGAGGCACATTAAATTCATTAACGCCTACTTTTATTGTTTCATTTTCTATATCACTTGAAAATATTGGTCTACTAGCAACGGCTATTGGTGATTTGGCAAAATACCTTACAGTTCCATAAGGAGTCTGTTCTGTTGCTATAATAAAACGAGAATCCATTGTATTTCTAAAAGATTTAATATTTTGGACTAATCGAGTAAATGTTCTATTATAAACTATGTCTTGAGCAAATTCATCTCTACCTACTAGTAATTGATCTTCTGTCCAATATTCATAAGGAAGACCTTCTCCAACTTTGAATAAAGTTACTATATCCTGACATCTTATTATACTATTATTTGTTGAAAAAGATAAAGATCTATGAGAAAAATATTTTCCAGATGTGTAATTTAATATAGCTCCATTAGAATTATTTAAACTTCCATAAGGAATGTTTACTATAGATATAAAAGTACCTACAATAGAATATTTAAATATATTTTTTGTTGTTACAACATAAAAGAAATCGCCTCCTTGATCAAATAAAATTTTGACTATTTTATGACCTTCTGTTCTAGCTTCGTATAAAGTAAAATTACTCACAACTGATCCCATGTGATCAAATACATAAATTTTGTAATTGTTTGTGGCAACATAAGGTAATGTCGTTGTAGGGTGTATGGCTATATTAGAAGGTATATTGGTTGCAAATTCTTCTGTGTAATATGTATAAATCCAATTTAAATCTTGAGTATATTGTTTGACACAACGATTACCGTAATCCAAAACAAATACATTATCATTGCTATACAATACTTCAGAAGGGGCATTAAATTTATTAGAATCGTTTATAGTACCAAATCCACCAACAGCCAATTGAATATTAATTTCTGATATGTAATCAAAACTTAAATTAAATTTATAAACTTTGTTTTTATAGTTATCTACCAAATATAAATTGTTATTATCTCCGTCATAATCTATAGACACTGGATTGACTAATAATTGTTTAATTTGGAGATTATTATCAAATATTATTTCCGTTGGTATTTTAGCCGCAGAAAATGCTCTTAAATTTTTACCATCTAACACTAGTATTTCATTATCTGTTTCTACGAAGTCTCTTATATTTGAAAAATAAGAAAATCCGTTAGAAGTAGCATAATTTGTATTATTATAATGTAAATTATGGAAATCTAAAGTATGCCATTGTATGCCTCTTGCTAAATCTTTTGTATTACATCCAAGCCAACCATAATACAATGTAGGAGCATCCGTGTTAATGGTTTGTATATTATTTTTTAGATATGTTAGATTATCATTAAGACGGCTAATAGATGTATTGAATATATCAGCTTCACCGAATTCATTAGGTTGTATATAAATTTGATCTAGTGTCCAAGGCAATGTAAGTTGAGCTTCAGACAATAAACGTATTTCAGACTGGTTATATGTTGGCCATCTATTAAAAACTGTTATAGGATGTTGTTGTAACGTAAAGCTACGAGTGAGACCATTATTATAATTTACATCATAAGAAAGTATGTAAACTCCTTTGGAATCATAAGAGTGATATACAACATCATTTATTAAATGTTGGGCAGATAATCCATCACCGAAATATATATTGTAAGATACAATTTCTACATTTTCAATTTCTTTTGCCAATTCTGGAGTTTCAAATTCTATTCTTATAGAGTCTCCGGTTAAAGCATAATAAGATGAAAGATATATTTCTGGTTTTACACTAGTACTATATGCTACTAAAGAATGTCTTTCTGATGAAATTACTTGATATATTGTACTCCACAAGTCTCTACTTCCAGAATATTGAGCTGTTGTATATCCGTTAAATGTACTAGAAGGTATAGAAATTGGAACTGTAGCACTGGCTGTTAATACTAAAGAATTAAATTTATAAGGACTTACATTAAACGGTATAGAAGCGTCTCCTACGTTTAAAATAAATAAATCATACAAGCCATTAACAGCTGGTACATCAATATGACCAAGCCATCCACCTTCTTTAGAAGATAAAGTATATGTAACTACTCCTTTATTAAAATCTTGAGTTGATCTAACAGGGCTATTAGAAGAATTTGCTGGTGTTAAAGTTTGTAATACTCCGACAAAAAGATTGTCTTCTAAATTAATAGCGGTAATAGGTGTAAATTGTACTCCTAATTGTGTTACAGTATTGTAGTCAAAAACAATGGCAGTGTCTACAGCCGAAGCTCTCAATGTCATTGTTTGAAAATCTACAAGTCGAGGGTTTTGGTAAAAAGCACTTAAAGCACTAGTTGAACCATATATAGCATTTCTAGCTGGAATTGTTTGAGACGTTATAGCAAAATTACCTGTATAGGACCCGGTCAAACTTCCATTGCTCGTTAAACCATAATAAGTCAAACCATTGACTTTGGGAAACATCCCATTAAAAGCAGATAAAGATAAACTTATGCCGGATAGGGAATATATTTCTTGGTTATTGCGATCATATGGAATACTTGCAGAAAAATTATTAGAAGAATTAGCAGCTAAGAAAATTTGATCAGATCCATATGTATATTCATAAGAAATTGCTACCTTGTTAGCAGAAAGATAAAAAGGTTGCGAAGAAGTCTTTGTATATCTATAAGCTGTAGGAGCTTGCGCTAATGTAAAATTAGAGCCATCTAATATAGTTATTAAACCACTATTGCCTTGTCGCCAGGTGTAAGGTGGATATACAATAAATTTTGTAGGTGTGAAAAATTCACTACTTGGAATTGTATAAATTGTTGTGTGAGATTTAATGTTGTGAGCAATATTCCATCCAGGAATAGTAGCATCATAAGCACTTAAACCTATTCTTGTAGTTCTAGCTCCATTTTGTATGGAATGTTTAATACTTGATATATCACTAAATTTTGTAGAAGATAAGGAATAATAATATCCTAAATCATTAGCTATAGACCATTTAAAAGAAGAAGCACTAATCTTGGGTAATACATTTGTATTACCATAAAAAGCATAATTATTTAAATTTTCTTGCGGACGAGTAACAACATTTTTATCATTGGCGTTTGCTAAAATTAAAGAAGTTCTATCTTGATATGTTGTATTAAAATATGTATTATATATACTATTATCTGGATGATCTTTAATTGTTAGATTTAATGTACCTAAAACATTGTTATTTTTGTAATGAGATATAGCTGATAAACTAAGATAATGATCATTGAAGGCATTTAAAGAAGAGCTTAAACTTATAGAAAAATTTATGCCGCTTAAATTATTTGAAAAATTATTTGAGCCTTTGTATATATTATTGAAAAGGTCATATGCTGTGACGGGTGAAACTTTTTGAGAATCATATATAACGCCGTCATAACTCCAGGTCCAATACATAGGAATATCTTGGGGTATATTGTATAATGTGCCTTTAATAGGCACTGCAGCTGTTAATGATATATTTGTAATTCTATTGGCATTAAAAGCTGATAACAATCCAACTTGAAATTTTCCTTCAGATAAATAATCAAATAGATTTGGATTAGTAATTGCTTTGGCAGTTTCGTTATATTTTTGAGAAGATAAAATTATTGTAGTTGTATCTGGTCCATATCCAGACACGGCAATTGTCCAAGTGGAGCTGTTAAATCTTATGGCACTATTAGGACTAATAGTTGAAACAACTCTACCAGATTGATCTACAGATTGTAAAGATACTCTAGAAGAAAGAGGTGATGTTGAAGTAAAATTCCAAGATATTAAAGAGTTAGTTAAATCTCTGGCAGGAAAATTTGGAAATACAACTAAGTCTGAACAATCTAAAACAATTTTATTTTGTTCTTCTTGCAATACTTTTAAAGATATGGGATATCCAGGATTACCTTGAACAATCCCTTGACCAAATTTCAATACATTAGCGGTTGTACAATCAGATCTATAATTAAAAATTGTACTACTTAAAGATGTTCTAAAGGTTAAATCAATTTCTCCGTGAGATGACGGGTCATAAATTAATAAAAATTGAGGAGCTTGAGTGGTAGGTACAAAGGGAGAATTAACTAAATCATATTGCAAATCTAAATTTGAGCCATAATAACAATATACATGATTTAATAGATAAGCATTAGAAGATGATAAATCTATAACATTTAAAGAAATATAATCACTTGGTGCAAATGTTGGTAAATCCAAATTTAAAATATTAAAATTAGAAGATAAACAAGAGGATAGATAAATAGATGAAATTGTAGATCGTGTAGTCCAAGAAGAAAGAGAAAAATTTAAATTAGTTACGTCATTAACTCCTTTAAAATTGGCACTAGAAAAAGCAGTTTTAAAAGTATAATAATGTGGTGAATATGGAATTTTCCATATCATATTATCAAATGGTGTAGTACCATCCGAAATAAATGCATTAAAATCATTAAGACCAGAAGCACTTCTTAAAGTTGTTTGATTGTTATAAACCGGTGATGTTGCATCAAAATGATAAGGAGATTCTGCTACGTATTTTACTTGTACACTTTTTTCTGGAACTCCTTGAAGAATATTTACAGGATTTCTATTAGCATCTAAATAATATAGACTTTTATATTTTAGATTAGTAGTACTTAAATTTATAGAAGCAGATAAAATACAATTAGAAATATCTTCTAAGGTCAAATCTGTATTAATACCACTTTGGATTAATTGGAATGTAGTCGTGTTAGGTGATTCTAAATTAAGATTATGAATAAAAGAAGATCTAAAACCATGTTTTAAATTTGGGGTTTCTTCTGGATAATCTTGTCCGATATTATTAGCTTTGTCTCCATAAAAAGCTGTGTTATTAAATTTAGTAAATATAGAGTCGGCTCTTAAATTGGTTTTGTTTGGTTCTAATAAAATGTTTAAAGTTACAGGATTATAATTTTCTGTAAATTTAATAACCGGATTAATAGCTATATTTTTTGATGCAGATAAACTATACAATAAATTAAAAGAAATGCTATTATTGCGTACACTGGTAACTGAAGGTTTTGAAGTTGTATATGCTAAATGTCTGTTATAAGCGTCTTGTTCTGCTGATGAAGAATTAAAAAAGAATGTAGTATCATTTAAAAAAACAGTTGACGTTCTTAAATAAAAAGAAGTTCCATCACTAGATAAAGCTATTGGGTAAAGAAAAAGTTTTTGCGGATATAAAGAATAAGACTTATAATTTAATTTTGAAGTTATATCATCTTTTGTTTGTAAATCTTGTGGGCCAAAATTAATTGAAAAATAATTAAAAACCGGGCCAACATTATATTTTCTTAAAGAAGATGGTTTCCATGTAAAGGTATTATTATCTATAAAGGATGTAATTTTTGTTAAACTATTATCCGGATCTATAAAATATTGAACAGCAGGACCATAGTTAAAATCAATTTGATTATAGACATTGAGAACTTTGTTAATATCACTAATAGGATTATTAACGAATCTAAAAAGATTTTCAGCTTGTAAGGCACTTAATCCAACTATAACACTATTATAGTAGTTTGGTACTATATTATAATACTCTTCCGGCCAATTGCCTTGTTTTGTTATAGTATAATCTGCCATGTCTATAATAATTATGAAGAAAATTCAAATTTCCCCTTTTAAATAAACCCTAAACCTTTATAAAATAAATATGTAAAAATAAATTCCATCATTCCATTATCGGTATCCCATTCAAGATATGAATCCGGGTAATCGCCTACTTCTTGGTTTTTTAAGAATTGTATATAATTTTGTTTGTTTACATTAAAATTACCCCAATCTATAATATTATCGGTATTGATAATATTTTGAGATGGTAAGAATTCATAAAATTCATAAAAACTTTGCCAATCATTTCCTAAATTAAGAGAATAAGCTAAAATATCTAAGCTATAATTTTCATTACCCTTTTTGTTTAAAGATATTAAATTATAATCTTCTACGTCATCTGGATTCAGATGTAATTGACCAGTTGGTATTAATTTATAAGAATTTAAAGATTTTGATTTGAGTAAAACTGGTGTACCTGCTGTTACAGAATAAGAAAGAGAGGATAATAACTCACCTCTATTAAAATTATGATATTTGTTATAAGAATTAAAATTAAGAGAATCATCCATTTCTCCGCCAAATAATCTGCTTTGATTTACACTAAGAACATTCATAGCTCTCTTAATTGCTAAAGGAAAATTTAATCTAAAATCATCACTATTCATATCAACAGATGCAGCTAAATCATATAAAGAATCTACATCACAGGTATCAACATCGGATTGATTAGATACAAAATTTGCAATCTTTTCATAAGTTAATACACCTAAGTCATCGTGTTTAAACGGTGCTTGACCGTATATATCCTTTAAGAAATTAAATAAATTTTCACTTTCTAATAATGATGGCATGAAAGCTAAAGATTTCATTTGTTCACCTAAATCAAAATTTTCATTTATTTTAAAAATATCATAATAATTTGGAGGGTAGAATGATATATTGTTAGGTAATGTTGTTCCAGAAATAGCCTTGTAAGTTACTCCATTATAATTTATATAAGAACTATCATTGTAATCTAGAGCTTGATATTTATTAATCCACCTAAACCCAGACCAGTCACCAACGGCTTTAGCAGACTTACTCCAAGGATTGTATTCTAATTGAGTAGGAGCTTTTTCAGCACTTAATGTATATACAAAACCTTTAGGGTTTAATCTAAATCTGTCTTCTATTACTTGAGTAGAAGAATTTATAACAAATACTTTATTTTCTATAGAATTTATAATATAGATTTTACCTAAAATATCTGATGTAATACCTTCTAAAGCAGTTTCTTCTGTATTATAATCTGGATAAAACCAATCTGGTATTTTATCAGAATAACTATTATCTGTTACATTAATAGAAGAAAATTCTCCAGTCTGGGAGTTTATAATTCCAGCCCATTGATAACTAAATGTAAACCAAGGATTTTGATTTACATCTAAAGTTAAATGGTTAATACCAGCAAATGGTCCGTATGAAGTCAATAAAACACCGTTGGTGTCTCTTTTTTCTAAATAGCCTCCTCCAAGAGCTAGATCTGTACAAACCCAAATGTTATTTGTGTTATCACAAACTATTTCTAAAGGAGATACATAAGCATCATATTGTACGGAATTTAATATATTACCAGAAGATAGATATTTTACCAACCATCCACTAAATGGATTAGAATAAGTAACCCATACATTGTCATTTAAATCAGTCTCTATGAATGTAGGTTGAATTGGATAATTATCATCAGTTGCCATAGAAATGGAATATGCATCTGATTGATCTCTCCACCATTCTATAAATCTAGGATTCTCAACATTTTCTATATTATTAAAATTTGTATAGGTAATATAATTTCCTAAATTATCAAATTTAAATACATAAGGGGTGTCATGAAAAGCTACCCATATATTTTTTTGACTATCCAATGCTATTCCCATAGGAGATACTTGATCAGGGATAAGAAAATTTGGAGCTGGTATAGAACTATATTTAAGTTTAGTTAAAACCGCATTTAAATCTATATCTATTAAAATATCACCAATAGAATTTACTCTGTATAATTTGTTTAATTCAGAATCAACCATCCAAGCATGGTAAGATGGGCCCGGTAATGCTGCTATATTAGACACTCCGTGAAATCCAGAAACTGCAAAGGTATTAGTTGTAAAAAATGTATCGTCGTTAAAAGATTCTATAATAGGCAAATTAAAGCTGTTAACATGGACTTTATCTAAATAATTTAAAGTTACTGCAGAAACTCCTTTATTATAATAATATTGTGCAGTCCCCATCATACCAGCCATAGGATTAGAAATCCAAAGTACTGGACTTATGTATTTGGATGATACATCTGGAATAGGAAAATATCCACTTCCTTCAATATAACAATCAATACTGCTATTTTTATTAACAAATGATCCCTTATAATATCCGCCAGTTTTAAATCCATCTTTGTCTTTAAAATTAAATTTTATAGCTGATGGACTATATACAAAATCTAATTCTGTTCCATTTAAATCATAAGCAGATAAAGAAACTGGTATTTTAGTAGAACTAAAAAGATCAAACATTGTTGTATCATCAAACGGTACATAATTTGGAAATTCAAATTCTGATGATGTTTTGACACCATTACCATCTATTAAATCATCATTTATGAAAATTTTGTTAAAACCAAAATCAATCAATATAGGATTTTGTTGTCCTATAAATCTAATATTAGAAATAGGATTTATTCCGTTTTGGGAAATTCTAATATAATCTGGTTCTCTCCAAGAGAATATATGTGGAAGAGTTACAGAAGCTAGACTATTAGAATAACTTGGGGTTTTCTTGTCTGAATTTAAAGAGTCATGTATAGATCTTATAGCACTAGTTTGTAGAGTTGCTATAATAGTACTATACGGTTGTTTTTGTAGATATAAATCTGAGTTATAAAGATCATCTACAAAATAGAATTGAGCAGTACCAGTGACTCCTATTACATAACCATTAGGGTTTATATTTCCAGAATCATCAATTTTAATAATAGTATCTTGAGTTTTGATAGAATTAATTTGATTACCATCTAGATCTAAAAATTTCCATTGTGGTCTTAAAAATGACCAATTGTTTTCTGGTTCTTGATATTGATAAGACTTAGAGAATTGAGAACCTAGATCAATATAATGGTCTCCGGTGTCTGAAGATGTTATATTAATTTTAAAAGGATAGCGATTTAAGTGTCCAGCAAACGTAGGAGGTGGTATTATGTCAAAATATATAGATTCATTTAAAAATAAATTAACTTCTATTTGCTTGCTATAGGTATAAGAGCCTCCTGAATTTGTATAAACAGATGCGTAAACATTATATTTGCCTGGAGTCTTATATTGATGAGAAGGAAAGGGATTACGACTAGTTTCTCCATCTCCAAAATTCCATAATACAGCTTTGTATATTTTAGCATAATTTGGATCTATTGAAAAATTAAAATTAGTTGCATTGGCATATCCAATATCTCTATCACTTAAAATTCCATTTATGTTTACACTAGATGTTAAAAATACAGAATTACCATATGGATCCGTTGCATATAATTGGACATTAAATTTTCCAGAACTTTGATATATATGAGTTGGTGTTATATCTAAAGAATTTGTATTATCTCCAAATGACCAAACAAAATCTGTATAATTTGCTATGGTATAGTTATCCGGATAAAAGGATAAAGAAGTTGTATGAGTATATCCAAAATTAGATGGACTTATTTTAATAAAGGCAGACATATGTCAATTAAAAGTCTGCAGCTTTAATTGCTCCAGTGATTTCTTTTACAACGATTCTAGAAGTTAGATTATCTATGTTATTGAATATAGGAAATTTAAAATAATCTAAAGTTATATTTTGACTATAAACTTGAGAATCGTTTTCTGGATATGTATTATTCCACAACAATACGGAAATACCTTCTACGTAAGTGTCCGTATCTTTTCTGTAAGTTTGTATACGTGATACTCCGTCAATATTTAAAATGTTTGTAGACAATTGATATAAATCAATTGATTGTCCGAGATTGTTAGCTACTCTATTAAAATTAGAAGAGAATACTCTAAGAACATCAGCAAGAATGGCTGAATCAGCTCTTCTTGTATTTCGATTTTTAGTTATTATTAATTGGCAATTATTTAAATCTTTAGGACTTGGAGTAATATTTGGATTAGCTACATAAAAATCCAAATACATATATACCGGATCCATTGGAACTATTTGTGAAGTCAAAGTCTTATTTGAATTTAATCCGTTTAGAATTATTTCTTTTTGAGGAGAAGAAAGATACTCTTGCAAATTACTACTAGGTACCATATACAAATAAAGATTATTAAAATTACAACTATTGGCAAAATTAATTTGATTTATTAATACTCTATTTTCTTTTTGAGGTTCATTAAGTCCTATATTATATAGATACTTGATATGACCTTTTAAATAATCATCGTTGTTTATTAATTTTAAATCTGATAAGAAATTAGAATAATTGGATCTTACATAAGATTCATAATCTGTAGTCGTAACTAATCTATATTGAGATCTAAATGCTTGAGGAGCATTTGCTCTTATGCTATCTACATTTTCTTCTTCGGAATAAACTGTAGAAGGATATTCATTATTAATCAAGGTTTGGCTTAATTGTTGAGTTGTTAAAAACTTTTGATTAACAATAATGTCTGACATTATTTCATTATAAATTTTAGAATTATAAGCAACTATAGGAGTGTTGTTTAAAGCATTGGGTCCTATGCCAGCTGCATTTTTATCAATACTGAGATAAAATATTTGAATCTGATCTCCGGTTTTTAATTTACGCCCATTAACATCATTACCAAATTTAATTTCATAATTTTTATTAGAATTAAATCTTACTTCATAAACAGAATCAGTTGCATTATAAAGGAATAATTCAGAAGCTCTTGTCCAATCTTCCCAGTGTCCAGTGTCAAAAGGTTTTACATATACAAAAATGTTAAAGTGATCTACATTAACATTCGGAGGCAATGATAGATATATTATTTCATTATCTATACCAAAAGCAGTATAAAGAGGATATTCTTGAAATCCTCCTTGATATATTAAATGGGTATTTGCTATATCGGAAATGGTTTCAGCTAAATCTGTATATTTTGTAAAATTAATATCGTGATTAAAAGAATATATATTATTACCTACGGTTATATTGCTATATCTAGGTATGGTGTAATTTCCAGAAGTAATATATTCAGATGTTTTAATTGTAAAAGGAACATTTTGGCCAAGTCTTCCAACTGGATTATAACTTAATAATTTTACAATTCTATTCATGTTCTCATAAAGTTGAGATTCTGTAAACATGGATTCCGAAGAAGTCTTATTAAGATAAAATAATAAGGTACTAAAACTATATCCTATGATATCTATTAAAGCTGATAGATTGGATCCTTGATAATTTTGATCCGTAAAAACTTGACCTTGATTTAATTTACTAATGATTAAATCTCTGATGCTTGTTCCATCAAAGGCTACATAAGAATTGGAATTAAAAGGGTCATTGCTCATAATATTTGAATGTTATTGGAAAATATTTTCATAGGAGTTTTAAATATATTGTTATTACCTGCTAATTTATATATGAGTATTACGTGATACATCAATTGGTCTGGTAACGGATATACTTCTATATTTACTATAGAGACCCTAGGTTCAAAGGTGGTTATTGCTCTTAATATATCATTGCCTATAATTTTACCTCTGATATTGTCTACCTTTTCAAAAAGATATTGATTCAAATTAGAACCAAAGGAAGGTGATAATATCTTTTGTCCTGGTATAGTTGTGAATATGTTGCGTAAAGAATTTGTTATAGCTGCTACATCATTATCTACTTGAATATCATTAGAGGTTTGAGGGTTCAATCCTATTCCGACATTTTTAGCCATAGTCAAATCTAAATGCAAATCTGTATAAACAGACATCACTTTTACTGGTTCTTTTGAAGGTAAAGTGGTGGAATACTGAGTTTGGCGGGGATTAATTAAATTATCTAGGTAAATAGTTGCCATGTCGGAGGTAAATATTTAGGTCTAACATACAATATCTATGAGTCAAAAATTCAACAAATTCCAAACATTATGCGAAAAGGCATTTTCCCATTTTTCTAATGGGGGTTTTCGCACTAATTCCCCAGTGAAGCTTACACCAGCTTTTTTCAAGTCAAATTTCTATAAAGAGAGATATCAGAGAGATGGTGTATTCGATCAATGGATTAAAGGTATCTTAGAATCCAATCCAGAAACCTTTTTCTTTATTCACGAAGTTTCAAGCAATTCAACAAATGCTAGTTCTAAAGATGCTAATGATTTAGCTGGTGGTTCTGATATCTTATTAACTTTAAAAACAGATCCTCGTACATTACAATGGCCTACAGAATTCAATGAATTCACTGTGCCGGGCAATTATGAATATGTTGAAGTATTAAATTTCGGTAACAATTTACCACCAGTTCAAGGTGTTCCTAACAAGTATGAGCGTCCTATTGGTGATTCAAAGGCTACAGAATTAAAGAATGATTTTGATATTCTAAACAATCGTCCTACGGATGATTCTTTACCTAAGAAGAATACTTCTATTCCAGCTTCTCCTGCTAAGGAAAAGCGTTACGTTTAATTAAACGAAGCTTCTATAGCCAGTAAACAGCAGAAGAAATTAATTTCGTGATCTAATACGAAATTATCTCTATACATATATTCACCTATGTCTATGAGGAGAATCTTCTTCTCCTTCTCTGTTAAACCTGAATCATAGACATAATCAAACATTTGCTTTAAAAGCAATTGGTAGTCACTATTGAATAACTTTTCTGATTCAATAACTTTCTTTCTAAGATCTAAAGAAGATGTCTTAGAAACTGCTAATCCTTTAATAATATAAGATGCCAAATCTGATATCTGATCGTCTTCTGGAATAACTAAAGAACCTGATACAGAAAACCTTTGTAGATCATTAATAATACGTCTAAGGTCTGGATACCTATCTGTAGTAAATTCAGCTAGTCTTTTAGAAGTATTAGCATCGACCTTGATATTTTCTTTCTTTAAAATCTCTACAACTCTAGTAACACATCCTACTAAGTCTGGTTGTAATTTAAAAAGCATACAACGCGATCTAATAGGCTCAATTATTTTATTGAGATAATTGGCTGTAAGAATAAATCGAGTAGTATCTACATATTCTTCCATGACATTGCGAAGAATACGTAATGCATCACCTGTAAGACCATCAGCCTCTTCTAATATTACTACTTTCTTCTTTCCATCTACTGAACGGGTCTGAGCAAAGCTAATAACTTTATTTCTAATAGTATCAATACCACTTTCATCCGAAGCATTAATATAAAGATATTGACATTTTAAAATATCAATAACAATAATCTTAGCTAAGGTACTTTTACCAGTACCAGGAGATCCGTGAAAAAGAATATTAGGTGTATCTTCTCCGATAGTATTAAAATGTTCTCTATTCTCTTCTGTGAGAATAATGTCTTTTAATGTCTTGGGTCTGTAGCGCTCAACCCAAAGTGTTTCGTAATGATTACTCATTAGAAGCCTGAGCTACCAAATCCATTAGCTCCGCGAGAAGTTTCGTCTGTTTCTGTTGCCCATGTAGGTTCTATGCAAAGTAATGGGAAGTAAGCAATTTGAGCTACTCTATCACCTTTGTTTACCTTGTAATCAACATCAGAAAAGTTGTAAAGCTTAACTCCTAAATCACCTCTATATTCATTATCTATAACTCCTAAATGTGGTTGTATGCTGTGTTTAAATCCCATACCTGAACGAGGAAGAATTAAATACCATAAACCTCTTTCTGTCTTTGCTACTTGTAATCCCGTAGGAACAACTGCTGACCCTTTAGCTGGTACTACTACTTCTTCAACGGAAGAAAGATCATATCCGGTATCATTTATATTCTTCTTAGATGGAAGAATTGCATCTGGATGTGTTTTTATAAAATGTATTCTTATTGGTTCTAACTTAAAAGGTTCTTCATTCATATGACTATAATAAAATACATTAGACTTTTTTCAACATGGAAATATCTGAGAAGCTCCATAAGTATAATAGTAAGATATTTGTATAATAATTCAACATGGAATCAAATAATGAGATAGATGCAATTGTTGAGCAATTGCGAGCTGATTCAGTACCTTCTAATAATCAAGTAGTTCCATCAGAAACTCCTCTTCCGGAGGTTAATGATGATAACATGAATGAATATGTTATTAAGAAGGCTACAGAAAATATAGAAGCTAGTTTAGATGCTGTTAATTCTTTAAAGGATATAGTCATTACCGGACAAAATCCACAAGAGATAGCAGCTTTAGCTTCTTTAATTAATGCAACTACCAAAGCTTTAGATTCTTTGAATAAAATTAATATGCAAAATAAGCAGATTAAAAATAATATAGAAATTAAACAGATGGAAGTATCTGCTGCCAAGAATATAAAACCTCCTACCACTAATGTGCTCATAGCAACTAGGGATGAAATAATGTCAAAATTATATGACAAAAATAAGAGGGATAAAGTAGAGTTAATACAGGATTCAGATCCTGACTTGTGAGTGCTATAGAATCAATTTTTTATCTGGTTGTGATTTTATTATTAGCTAGTGTAATAATAAAACACAAAAATTAAATTTTTATTCTTCTCTTTTCTAATTCA